ACTAGTGTGGATGAAGATGATGAGGACTTACCTTTCTAATGGTTGAGAAGATTAATACTCGCTGTGCTCGTGGTAAACCACAGCGAGTGTACACCCTTGATGATGGAAGTAAGTTGACAGCACTAGAACTACAAAGCCAACTTAACGAGAAATGGGGATGTGAAGTAACTCTTTTTTTAGCAAGGAGTAGACTTAATAAATCTACAAACCCAAAGAAAGTTTTTGCTAAACCCATTAAAACAAGACCAAGAAAAATATTAACAATAGAAGAAAAGGATACAGCTAGAGAGATGATGAAACTAGCTTTAAAAAATATATGAATAAAACAACTTGCCCTTGTTGTGGACACGAGATAGACACAAGGTCTACTAAACAAGCACCAACAGAATTAGAGAAGTGGAAGTTTGAACAATTCAGATTAGAATACAGAGGCAAAAAGCGTGGGCTTGATACTGAACTTAAAAACTTATTGAAACATAAAGACTGGAAATCTATTATCAATGAGTTGTATTCAAACACATACTATAAAGGTGAGGACATTAGATACATCCCACACCTACAAACTTTTATAAACCAAAGAAGATGGGAGATGTTTGCAGACGAACCAGTCAAAGAAACAAATCCTTACGGTAATGAATTTAACTGGAGAAAACAATGATTGATAAAAAACTAAAATTAAAAGCTGATAAAGATTATTACAGAGCACTACAAGACCTTGAAGAAATTAATAGATGGTCAGAGGATGATGATGTTCTTAAACTTAAAAATGAAATGGGTTGGACAATAGCCCATGCTCAAGCAAAACGAGGTTGGACGACAAAGAATATAGACATACTTAAACTAGCTACTGTTCATGGCTATACTGTTGCTCATGCTCAAGCGTTTCATGGATATCATTTTAGTGATAGCAATCCAATAGGTGAGGAAATATTAAAGTGGAAAACAAAATTAACATGGCTACCTAGTGGTAAACAATTAAAAATGCAACCTGTAACCGTTAAACAAATGAGGGATTTATGAAGAATTCATTAGATGCAGAACGCCAAGTGATAGGTGGTATCTTATTAGACTGCAATAAACTAACGCAAGTAAACTCAACTGGTATTAATAAAAATGATTTTGGTGATGAAGAGTTGAGTATGTTATTTTATTATATTTGTGATATGCACGATGAGGGCGAACACATTGACCCCCTTAATCTAAGAAACTATATAGATAAAGAGGGTAATCATAGTGGAGAATGGACAGGGTTTCCATTTTTAGTTGGTCTAATGGAACAATGTGTAAGTGTTGCTAACATTGTTACCTATGCAACTCATATCCGTAATACTAGAATCAATAATGATATTGAAAAGCTAAAGAAAGATATCAGCTTTGATAATTATCAAGACACAGTAGACAGTATTAATAGATTAGAGGCTCAACTTAAAGACGATGAAGAGGGCTCAATGGAGAATGTAATTAGCAAGACTGTTGATTACATACACGAGATGCACGAGAATGGAACTGGATTACCTACTGGTTTCGATTCTATTGATAGCCTTTTGGGGGGAATGAGAGGGGGTACATTGACAGTTATTGCGGGTAGACCTAGCATGGGCAAGAGTACACTAGCACTTAACATAGCAGACTATGTATCTAAGACCAAGAATGTTCTGTTCTATTCATTAGAGATGCAACAAGTACAACTGATGATGAAGATGGTAGCTTGTGATACAGAGATTAACCTAAACAAAGTAGACAGGAACGAACTGTCAGACTCAGAGAACGATAGATTTTACACAGGGTTATCGAATAAACACAAACAACACATGACAATATTAGACAAGGGTGGTGTTAAGGTTAGTGATATAGTATCCAAGGCTAGACAAATGAATGGTCAAACTGGACTGGACTTTATTGTGATTGACTACTTACAGATTATGAAGTACGATAAGAACAAAGAGATAAGTGAACTAGGATATATTACTAGAGAACTTAAATATCTCTCTAAGGAGCTAGACATACCCATAATTCTACTTTCTCAGTTGAGTCGTGGGGTAGAGCAGAGGGAAAATAAACGCCCTCTTATGAGTGATTTACGCTCTTCTGGAGAGATTGAGCAAGATGCAGACTGTATCATTATGGTTTATCGTGATGAATATTATAAGAAAGAAGAGTCAGAAGATAGAGGGTTAGCCGAAATCATTGTTGCCAAAAATAGAATGGGGCAGATTGGTTGGGTTAAGTGTAGGTTTCAAGGTGAGTATTCTAAGTTTTCAGATATGGAGTTAGATATATATGATAAATAAAGTAGACAAGCCATTAACAGTTTGGCAAAAATACAACAGGGTATGGGGTGAGAGAATAGTTAAGATAGCCCCTTTAGATTATCGTTGGGAAAAAGGTAGAGTTAAAGAAATCAATACTGAATTGGTTAGAGATACATATTGTTACATAGATACTAGTGATTATCCAGACTTATGCGATTCTCATATAGAAGAAGCATACTGGATAGATGGTTCGCCTCTAAGCGAAGATGATATAGAAATACTTAATGAGAATTCATCTTTTGTTTATGATTGTTGCATAGACCAATTACACTAGGGAGCAAGGTAATGAGTAAAATCACGAAATCAGCAAGGGGTAAGCCTTGCCAAGTTAGATTAGAGGGCTGTATGCCCGAAAATGAAACCGTAGTTTTTGCACATATGAATGGTGGTGGCATGGGAACTAAGGTATCAGACTTGTTTGGCATGTATGCCTGTTGTAATTGCCATGATATTATAGATGGTAGACGACAGTTAGACCCACCATTAGAAAAAGAGTGGCTTGAATTACAAGTTGCAAGGGCTGTATTAAAAACACAAAAAATACTTTTAAGAGATAGTTTAATTAAGTTAAAATAGGGGTTCTTTTTTAATAAGGAGAAAGATATGCAAGATATGATTAATAAAGTTTTAGAAAACAAATCACTTACTGTGTTCCTTGCGGTTTGTGTGTTAGCCTTGTTCTTTGGTTGGATAGGTGGATAAGGTACACGACAATATAACGAATCCCTCGCACTATACTAAAGGCGAGATAGAGCCTATTGACTTTATTATTTCTCATGACATGAACTTCTGTATTGGGAACGCTATTAAGTATCTTGTGAGGTTTCGTTTTAAGCATGAGGGAGAGGGTCAGATACAAGACTTGAGAAAAAGTATTCAATACATACAAAAACAGATTGACAGTATGTTAGACTCTAATATAAAATGAGTAATAAAAAACCACATCCAATAAAAAATAAGTTATTACATTCTGTTAGAAATGATAAAATATGGATGCCAAAAAAAATTTTAAATAAAAAGAAACAACAAAAGAAAATAGGGTACAATGATTAGTAGGGTTATTCAAAAACATAAACCCAAAGAGGCAATCTTTAAAAGTTTAGTACAAGATTACTTTAAACAGAATCCCCTAACAGACGAAGCAGTAGTAACTATCAAGAAGTCTAATCGCTCAGACGCCCAAAACAGACTTTATTTTTACTGGGTTGATATTCTAGCAAAGGAGATAGGGTATTCCAAACAGGAAATGCACCTTACTTTGGCTGATAAATTCTTGCCTAAGATTAAATTTACAACACAAGAAGGCAAACAAATTTCTCAAATACCCTCAACTACAGGGCTAGACATTGAGGAATTTATAGATTACATTTGCGAGATTGAAATGTTTTCAGGTGAGTGGGGCATTAAGTTACCTCACAACCAAGATTATAAGATAGCGGTTTACAATGAGTATACAACATGAACAAGCATTAGATGAAATAAGAACAGGTATTCAAGATGCTTTAGAATTAGCAAGAGAGCAAGACGAACCACGAGATATGGAGATGAGATTTATATTGTCTTTATTAATAGAAAAGGTAGAGTCTTTAAGATATGAAATATTCTCAGAGATTTGATATAAATCCTGTACCCGCTAGTCGACCAAGAGTTTCAAGATGGTCAACTTATTATCCAAAGAAGTACACCAAGTTTAAAAAAGATATGGAAGCACTAACAAGTGAGATAGAAACAACTCCCTCTGAAAATCTAGTTAGTGTTGAGTTAGAGTTTAGAATTATGATACCAAAATCATTTTCTAAAAAGAAAAGACAGGGGTTAAATAACACATACTGTAGTAACAATTCAGATATTGATAACTACATCAAAGCAATATTAGATTCTTTGAATGGTGTGTTTTATATAGATGACAAACAAGTAGTGGAGATATTTGCTAGAAAGATTTATAGTGATGAAGGCTACATACTTTACAAACAAAAGGAGATAGAAAATAATGACGAGGTTAGAACTATGTGAAGCGTTGGCAACAGATTATGCAAAAAGAGCATCATCATTAAGTCTAAAATTTGAAGAGGCTTATCAGAAATACTTTAAGAGATGCGAGATACGAAGTTATGAAAATCTGTTACAACAATTTACAGTAGGAAACCTAGGAAACCTAGAAAAAAAAGTAAAGAAAGTTGACACAAGAAACGATATTGAGTATATAATAACTCAATCAGACGATGATTGTGAAGATGGTGTTTGTAAATTATGAAACTATATTATCTTGGATTTTGTTTGTGGTTCTTCTTACTTGTAGCTATGCTAACAGGTTGTACCACATTTGAAACAAAAATGGAAGAGATGAAAATATCTCAAGAAATAAACTTTTAAATAGAATCTATTTACTGTTGTATAATATACCTTATTTACTTGAGGGAATTAATGAACGAAGCAACAGAACAGATTAATATTAAGATTAATAAAAGAGATTTAAAGTTTATTGATGCGAAAGCTGAACGATATGGAATAAGTCGTTCTTCTTTGCTGAAGTTGATGGCTTTAAACGGAGAGTTATCCGTAGCTAATTTAGATAGAGAGAAATTAAGATTACCAATTACCTAATTTAGGAGGGGTTTTTCTTACAGGGAGTACATCCTTGAACACTATCACTCCCTCCGTAATTATAGTGGTGGTAGTGTAAGGTTAAAACTACAGTTGATGTGGGTATGTACAATCAACACAGGCGAGGGCTTAATTACACCCCCTTTTGGCAAGTTTACCTGTACTTGTGCCGAGAAAACAGGTATTTTAAGGGTATTTATACTTCTCTTCCCATTCATCAGCACTTAACATTCTTCTATCCATGTGAGGAACGCTTGGTCTTTCATATATATTAGAAAATGTTTCAGCCTTACGCCTAGTAGGGTTAGCAATGTGTGGATTCTTATTCATCTTTTCTTCATTGATAGTTTGTAGTTTACTTCTATCTCTCCAACCCAAATCACGACCCTTGTCTTTATCGTTGTATATGTTGTCATATACAAACTTTGCTTGACTATCCTTACTATCAGTAAGGTTTAATTTTTTTAACCATTTCTGGTAATCTGTTAAATGACTACCTGTAAATTGGAATAAACCATACCCCTTGCCATTCTTTTCTTTCTGAGTATGGCTATATGTACCACCAGTTTCAACATCAATATTTGCCATAAGAGCAGGTATAACATGGTCTTGAAACCCTGCCCTCTTTAAAGCATCTATAGTTTCTTGCTCGTCAGTAGTAAGTAAACCCATACTAGCCAAATAGTCTTTTGATATCAGCAGACATAGAAGGAGTAGTGAAATCTTCAAACTCATCTTTGTTTTGAATTGCATCATACCTTTGCTCTTCTGCATTCCATACTAATGTAGGTTCTTTAATCCACGCGGGTTTTCTACCATACATCTCAAGAGCCTTATCGTGTCCTTCTTGTGTTTTCCAGAAATCGTCTTTCTCATTAACACTCATTATACCACCTTCACTTGTTTCAAAACCCATAGTGCGTTGTTCTGGTCTAGTGTCTGCCTCTGCTCTACCTTCATCTCTGTCGATACCTGCAAATCTAGGCTCACCTTCTTCAGGAATTTCTTCAGGCGGTTTACCTTTATCAGTAGGTGGGGCATCAACAACTTCTTCTTCGCCCTCTGTAAACACTTTTAAATCAACCAAAGGAATACCAGTTTCTTCAAAATCTTCTATTGACATTTGATTAGTAATTTCGTACTGCTCATCTGTCAACTCTTTGCCTTCCATAAGAGCCTTATAGATTTCTTCTTCTTCCTTGGTTCTTTTTCTAGTAGCAGTAGAAACACCATCTTCACCTAAGTCGGGCTTCAGTTCCATTGGCTTTCCTGAAGTATTTTCAGGAATAAAGTTACCATCAGCATCTCTGTTGCCAGTAAGTCCTCTATCAGAAGAAGCAGATTCTTTAAAGTTCATAGCTTTACCTCTTTCTTCTTCTGCTTTTTCTACTTGGTCATCAGCCTGTAGTTGTTTAATCTCAGCTTTCGCAGCTTCTATCTGAGCCTGTAATTCTGCGATTCTCTCTGCTCTTTTTATACTTGCCATATTAATTCTCCGTTTAAATTATTTAGTAACATCAATTGTTTCTTCTTTATAGTATTTTGGAAATCCGATTGCATTTGTAGCTACCTTCCAAAGTGCATCCTTTAATGAATCTGGAGCACCCTTATAATCTTTGTCTATAAAACTTCTTCCAAAACTTGAAAGCGGACTAAATGAAATTGGCGTTACTTTGCTAGTTGCCCAAAACGCCCAATCTAATGGGTCGCTTCTATCAAGTTTCCGTCCAGTTAAAGTACCTTGTTTTAAAGACAAATACTCTTTTCCAAAAAATACTTCAAGAGCAGTTTTTGGTATTACAGAAGCCTTACTTAAACCAGTATGAAATGGATTCATAATCCAGTGCATTGGTTCTGCAATTTGTTTTGATACAACTAATTCTTCACCCAGTCCTAAACTTAATCTACCTGTTTTCCAAAATTCAAGTAAGTCAAATTCATCATCTGCCTTTGCAAAAAATTTGTGTATCATGTATGCAAAAAATGAAGTAGCTAATAAACCTCTTGTTGTATATCCTAGATACATATTCAATTCAGCTACTTCTTTATTAGTTAATTTAGCTTTTCCTTTACTACTAATTATTTTATCAATCCCTCTGGTACTCATACCCATGCCTCTAAAAGCAATCCTGATATTTGATAGTGTCCAGTCAGGTGAAAACAAAACCAAGTTACTGTACTTCATAGCATTTGGATTTGCCATAGCTGAACCAACAGCAGCTAACATTCCTTTAGGATTGTCAGCTTCTTTAACAGCTATTTCAGCCCATTCTGCTGCAATTCTAGTCATACTTTGACCACCAAATGCGTCATCTGTAAAAGCAGCAGCAGCTACCATTGCATCTTTTTCACTTAATCCATGCCAATCATCTGCTACTATTTTAAATTTACCTATACCTCTAGCATTAGGCGACATCATTCTTTCTTTCATCATAAGATATGTGTATATCTTAGAATAATCGTGTAATAAATCCCATGTTCCTTTATCAACAAAATTTTGTACTTTATCTACAGGTTTTAATATTTTGTATTTTTCTAATATGTTTTTATAACTACGATAGCCCGGCAATACTAACTCATTATTTCTTGCAACACCAATTCCCATTTTTGTTTGTGCAAGTTCATTAACTAATGCTTTGTGTTTATAATCACCATATAGTTTTATTGGTTTACCATCAGCATCAACTTCAATTGCTCCATTCAGACCTCTTTTATAAAGTGGTTTGCCATTTAAATCAGTTGCAACTGCTTCTGGACTCCACTCACCTTTCATCATTTGATGTATTTTTCTCATACGAGCTATGCCAGTTGGTGTAGCTAGGTTGAAATACATACCAGAATATATGCCAGATAAAAGAAGTGCTTGAGCATGAAAAAATGATTGTGCTAAAGTTGCTCTTTTAATTGTATTATTAACTGCTAAAATTTTATCGCCTAATCCACCTTTGTTTATAACAAAAAACTGGTCTAACGCACTATGTATAGTAGGGTGAATTAATTGATTTTGTAAAGCAGGATGGTCGCTTGTTACATAACCTAATTCATCTCTTGCAATTTTTGCAATCTTTTCACCTTTGTTAACAATTAAACCTATATCATATTTACCATGTACAATTTTTGTATTTTTGACATCTCTAAGAATAACTCTTCCTACAATAGCTTTTGACATTGACCTAGTGTAAGCATCTAATATTTTAAAAATATCAGTTTCAATATCATATCCTTCTTCTTTTATTTTTTTAATTGTTCCTATATGAGAGCGAAAATTATCAAATGGACTTTTGTTTTTAAGACCAGTTTTATTTGCAATTTTTAATACAATATCATTAGATGTTCTATTTGGCTTTCTTAATATATGTGTAACATAATCTATTATTTGCTGTTCATCTAACAGCACACCAAATTCTTTTGCTGTTTCTTTAAATACAGCCATCAAATTTTGATAGGCTTCCATAGCCTCACCTATTTCTGGGTATTTACTTTCTAACTTTTTTCTTTCTTGTATTATTTTTGCAACTTGTGCGAAGGTATTTCCGTGTTGATTTTTTTGTCCTTTCTTTGGTAAAGTATAATTTTCAAGATAATCAATAAATTGCTCACTTGTAATTCTAGCATTTTTATTTTTAAGAACTCTTTCCATTGTTTTCATTACAAAGTTTGTTTTATATTGTAATTCTTTTGTAATGTTTTCAGCTTCATTTGCTGATTGATATACTTTACTTTTCATTGCAGCTTTACTTCTGCTAATTTGTGGTAATTTTTGTCTAGCTAATATACCTAAACCCATACCTAAAAAAGAACCAAGTGCCATATTATCTGGGTTTTCACTTGTAACATAAAGACCTGCAGCAGCACCTATAATTCCTGCTCTAAATCTACTAGCATTTGTAATAACTCTACCTTCATTTTTTGCATCATAATTTTTCATTACTGTTGCAAAACTTGACGACTCTCTTACTGATTGTCCACCAACACCCTCACCTGTTGGGTCTAATGTGCTTCTTAAATCATTAACATAATCTATTTCTCTTTGTGTTCCCCATTCTTTATCAAGATAACTTTTATTGCCAGTTTCTCTTCTACGAACATCATAGTCTTTTTTACCAATTTTTTCTTTTAGTTGGAATTCTTGAAATGCAGCCTCTTGTTTAGCAGCTAAACCTTTAACTTCTTTCATGGTATATTTTGGTTTACCATTACCATCTAATTCAGCAGATAAAGATATCTCTCTATCTATAATTCCATTGTCAACTTCTCTTGCAACTTGCTCTAAAGGTGTTTTGTCAGCATCTTTTTTTCCTGCATTTAAAGTTTCATCAAGAGTTTCTATTGCTTTTGCTCTCCACAAATCACCTCTGCTTGAATGATTTAATCCCTCTGGTAATACAACTTTAACAGCACCACCACTAGAAGGTCTGTCAACTTTAGTTAAATCCCTAAAGTCTGGATTATCTACTTCTTGTGCAACTCCAGTTTTAGCTTCTGCTTTTTTTGTAGCTTTTTTCTGTTGTTGTGCTTTTAATGTATTTTGTATATTGCCTTGCCATTTAGCATTCCAACCCAAACCTTGAACTGGTTTTCCATCAGAACCTTTAAATTCAGAATATTTTAAACCACCTAATTGACTTTTTATTTTGTTAAAATTTTCACGCATTCTTGCTGAACCAGTTTTGTTTAACATCCAGTTTCTACTTATATCTTTACCTAGATGTCCAGTAACTCCACCAAATGCAGTGCCAAACAATGCACCCATAGCAAGTCCATTTTGTAAATTTTGTGAATCTATATGACCTTGAAATGTTAAATCACGCATACCTTCGTAAACACCACCATATACAGCACCTTCAACACCCCTTCCTAAAGCACCATATCCTAGCTTTTGTGCTTTACTCATTTTTTCAAATGACTGGTAGTATTTAGGTTTAATACCTAACCCTGCTCTTACAAGATTTTGTCCTGCTTGAGCACTTCTTGTAACAACAGCAGGTATTCTTGCAAAATTGATAAGTAATAACTCTGGGTCTGCTACAACCATTCCTGCTAAAGAACCAACAAATGCTCCTGGATTTTGTGTTGCAAAATCGTATGCAGCTTTCATAGTTTGTAATGTATTTAATTCTTCTTCTTCATATCCGTATTTTTTTTGGACATCAGATACATCAAAATTTCCATTACCTCTAAGCCATGTATTTTCATATGCTAAATTCATATCATCACTAATAGCATCTAGCATAGAATTGTTCGCAATTCTATCAGCTTCTTCTTCTGGTTTTAAATTTCTAGCTTTTGATAAAGTAGTGTAATATTCTTCCAAAGCTATAGAGTCATACCATCCAATAGCATTACCCCATTTTTCCATTTCATCTGTAATCCATCTTCTTTTATGAGCTTCTTGTTGAGCCATATCTAATTCAAATTCTCTACCAGCTTCAATTCTTCTTTTACTTCCTCCTGCTTTAATATAAGAATCTTCTATCGATTCACGAACTTCGGGAAATTTTTGTCTAAAAATGCCTTCTTTTAATGCTTGTTGATATTCTTCTTCCGTTATTTTTTTTTCTTCTAACAATTTATCTAAATAAAATGATGGTGTGTTTCTATCTAACCACTTTCTATAAATAATAGAATCATCTAAAGCAGATTTAAAACTTCCTAGAAAATTTAACTCTTCATACTTGGGTGCTGTATCTATAAGGTATTGTATAGTAGCATCTCTTTCAACAGGACTTTTACCTCCTGCTACATGCACTAAACCATAGCCTTCAATCCAAGTTGTACTCATATTATTTTATTGTTTGTTGAGAAGTGCCATTATATCTTCATCCATTGAAGTAGTAAAACTTATAGTTGAAGGTGCAGCTTCTACATTTTTTGTTGATGTGGTTTTACTTGTTGGTTTTGGTGCTAAAATATTTACACTAGATAAATAATTAGATGTAGTCGTATTACCTAAATCTTCTATGTATGCTTTTAATTGTTCGATTTGTGCAGATGGGTCTAGCAATAATTTATTTAATTCTTGTTTAGTTAAATTTTGTGCTTGTTTATAAATGCTAAAATTTTGTACTTCACCTTTTAATTGCTCATATGCTTGTTTGTAATCATAATCATATTGTCGTTTCCAATTTTCATCAGCATTATCCATTGTAAAATTTTCACCAACTTTTCCGTATCTATCTCCATCTTTATCATTCCAAGATGTTTGTAGGAAGCCATGTACTACATCTTTTGTAATAACTCTATTTGCTAAACTATCAGTAAGCCTACTAAACGCAGTATCTTTAGGAGTGTTAGCTGAAATAACATTTGCTGCTTTTGTTGCTTCTACTTTTTCCATTTCAATAGCTGCATTTGTAACTGTCAAAGCCATATCACCAAATCCATTCATAGACAAATCACTAGCTAACGCTCTTAATTTTTCTGGTGTATCTGGATTAGGATGCTTTCTTTGTAAATCATCTAAAATATTTTGTCTTTGCATTGCAGGATTAGAACCTTGCATTAAAGAAGCTGTTAATGGATTACCCATATTTGCAGTATAAAATGCTGCTATATTTCCAACTTGCTCACTATTATGACCCGCCATTGATATAGCATTAGACATCATAGCATTATCTAATGCCATTGCTGTACTATATCTATCTCCAAACATTCCCATTATTTATCTCCTAAAATCCAAACAGTCCACCTAGCAATCCACCGCCTGTTCCACCACCTAACAATGAATCCCAAATGCCTTTTTTCTTTTTTGCCCTACCCATAGCTGCACCTGATTGAGCACCATATATCATATCTGACGCACGACGAACCCCTTCAACATTTTTGATTGGTATAGCTGCCCCTTGTTGTGTACCTGCCTGTATATATGGAATTTGTTTAAGACCAAGTGCTGTAGCAGTAGCTAAATCCCCTTGCTGTCTTGCTCTTTCCATGTCAAGTAATTGTTGTGATTGCATCATAGCTTGATTAAATGCGTCTGTATCAGCTTGTGCTATTGAATCTTCTACAGAACCATACAACTCTGAGCCACCTGTAGAACCTAACATGCCTTTTGCTTGTAGAGATTCCATAGTCATATTTCTTAAAGCATCAGCTTCACCTGCACGAAGGTCAGCATTTTGATTGTACAAATACATTTGCAATGCGTATGGGTCATCTCCCATAGCTGCAATTCTATCTCTACCTGCGGCACTTCTTTGCAGTAGTGCATCATACTCAGCTTGTAACTCTGGTGATAACCTCTCAGTTATCATTTTGTTTTCGTAATCTATATCAGTAGTACCAAGAGTATTATCACTAGAATAACCTGCTCCCATTTCAGCAGCTTTATCCATTAATGCTAATTGTCTTTCGTAGTTTTCTCTAGCAAGACCCTCTATATCAGCACCTCTACCTCCACCACCCAACGGGATTTGTATGGTTTGTGTTTTCTTTTTAGGAAAAGTTCTTGGTTTATATTTATTATATGTTTTTGGGGTTACATAAGAACCATCCAACATAAAGTTGGAAGTTTCTGCTGGTGAACCACCTGTTCCTTCTACATAAGCCATTTTCTTATCTCCTTGTTATGCCGTGCGTTTCCACATATATACTACGATATATGGTTGTACATTGATATATTGAACTCATTCCTATCTCCTTGTTAAATTTATAGTACGCCTAATATCCACGCTGCTCCCGATTGTCCTGCTCCAGAATTATAATCTTCACCTGCTCTGCCACCTGCTCCTCCACCACCGATGGTAATAACTATTTTTGTTGGTATATCACCACTTGTAGGAATAGTATATGTACCAGAAGCAGTACCACCAGCATCGCCCTCACAACCTGCAATACAGTTCTCTGCACCATCAGCACCCCAGCCACCATCCGAAGTTCCGTTATTAAAATGTCCTCCTGTATTCGCAGTCCAAGGCGGAGTAGACCAACCCGAAGGTATGCTGAAATCTTTATCATTACCACCGCAGTTGCCACCACCCATTGCACCTCCATCACCACCCGAAGCAGTTACAGTATGAACTACAGTACCATCAGCTTTTTGGAAAGATAAAGTTGTATCTCCACCTGCTCCTCCTTGTATAGGAGTTGTATTAACACATTGGTTCTTTCCACCACCGCCACCACCGCCAGAGGCTTTGTACTGAATACTGGTTTCAGCAGCATTTATATTATAAGTAGCACTTGAGGTATAAGATTGTGCAGAGGGTATGTAATATGTCCAAATCTTTGTACCGTTAAGATACACATTAGCCATATCAGAGCCATTAAACTTGACTTTTTTACCTGCTGCTATTGCTGTACCGTTGAAATATATATCGCCCATATTATGTAGTTACTATGTATAAATCTCCACCAGAAGTATAAATCTTAGCGTGTCCGTAAACTGTTTGACTAGACCTAAGTGCTGCGTGTGTTGCTACATCAGCATCAATAGCTGCTTGTACCATTGCTGTACTAGCTGCTTGTGTAGTATTAGTAGAAGTAGCAGCAGTAGGAACAGTTGGTATTCCAGTTACAGCAAGTGTTCCTGCTATGGTTGTATTACCTGCTATAGTCGCATTGTTTGCTGAAAAATCTTCACCACTGTCACCATTTAAGTCTGCTTTAGAATTAACTGCTGTTCTAACTGTTGTAAATTCA